GTAACCATCGTCGATTAATCCTCATTTGCCATTCCCCGGATGGGGACTGGTGCCAGAGCTGGATAGCTCAAACAACCCTCAATTTAAGCGAAAGGAATTTATAACATGAGTAACACTCTGACCGGGTTGATCCCGACTATCTATACCGCTCTGGACGTCGTATCACGCGAGCAGGTCGGTTTTATCCCTGCCGTAGCCCGTAACTCCAAAGCTGACGCTGCGGCAAAAGGGCAGTCAGTCACCGCGCCAGTAGCTCCGGTCGCAACCACTGTTGATATCACGCCGGGTGCAACCGCACCGAATGACGGAGATCAGGACATTGGTAGCGTTAACGTGCAAATCACCAAGTCTAAAATGGCTTCGGTCAAATGGAACGGTGAAGAACAACTGGCTATCGGCCCATCCGGTACCTACAACACCATTCTGGCTGACCAGTTCAAGCAGGCGTTCCGCGCACTGGCTAACGAAGTCGATGCCGACCTTGGTGCGCTGTATCTGAACTCGTCCCGTGCAGTCGGTACAGCACGCACTACACCGTTCGGAGTAAAAGAAGACCTCTCCGATGCGGCACTGGCCCGTCAGGTGCTGGAAGACAACGGCGCACCGACTACCGATCTGCAAATGGTTCTGGGCTCTTCTGCTATCGCTAACCTGCGTGGCAAACAGGCTGTGCTGTTCAAGGTAAACGAGGCAGGCACCGACCAGCTTCTGCGCGAGGGCGTCATCGGCAGCCTGGAAGGTTTTAACCTGCATAACTCTGCCGGTGTGGCGAAAGCCGCAGCCTCTGTTGCATCCGGTTATCTGGTTAACGGTGCCAAAAACGAAGGTGATGTCATCATCGCGGTGGACTCCGGTACTGGCGGCATCCTGCAGGGCAATGCAGTGAAATTTTCGGGAGATGATAATACCTATTTGGTAGTAGCGACGACCGCAACAACCATCACCCTGGCAGCTCCCGGCCTGCAGCAGGCTCTGGCTGATAATGCTGAAATCACCGTTATCGGCGGATTCACTGCCAACATGGCATTTGACCGCAATGCCTTCCTGCTGGCTGCCCGTACTCCGGCAATGCCGCAGGGTGGTGATACTGCTGATGATGTGATGAACGTCACCGACCCGGTTTCCGGCATCACTTTCCAGGTGGCGCTGTACCGTCAGTACCGCCAGGTGCGCTATGAAGTTGGCCTGGCGTGGGGTGTGGCATCTATCAAGCCTGAACACGCGACTATCGTTCTGGGCTAATAGCTATTCCTGGCATGGGGCTTCGGCCCCTTTTTTAATGGAGGGCTTATGGCCGGACTTACAAAAGAACAGCGGGCGCAGCGCGAGGCTGAAAAGGCTCAAAGCCAGCAGACTTTTGTCTGCATGGTGACAGAGTTTCCTGCATTTGAAGGTGCGCCAACGCGGGCCGACGTGCATCCGGAAGAGGTTGAAGCCTGGAAAGCACATGGCTGGAAAGTCGGGGTGTAATCATGATCACCTTCATCACAACGGATGATGTCGATACCGCTTTGGGTAGTGCATGGGCTGACGCCAGCGCCAAAGCAAAAGCTGTCCTGATGGCGAATACCTGGCTCAACGGCGCTTCATTACGCCTGCCGCATGACAGAGTCACACATGAGCTGATTATCCCCGATGATGTGAAAGTTGCCGGTGCTTACGTGGCGCTTGCGGCTGCAAATAACGGCCTGTATCAGCAAAAGACTGATTCCGGAGCGATCCTGAGCAAGTCGGTTGATGCAAACGGCGTCAGTGTGTCAAAGACCTTTGCTGACCTGTATGCGAACAGCGCCTCTCTGCTGGACTCAAACCTGCAACTGGCGATGGCAATGCTCAAACCCTACGGGCTGAGTACGTCGCAAATCCGGATTGTGAGAGGCTGATATGGGGATGCGTGACGATTTGCAGGCAGAGCTTGCAGAGGCATTTGATAGCGCGGACTGGCTGGGTGACGCAGTGAATGCGTTTGCAGGTAGTTATATCGTGGCCGGCGAAGTCGATCCGGTTACAGAGAAGTCTACCAGCCAGACGGTGACCTATTCCGGGCGCGGTGTGCTGTCGGGATACAGCCTGAGCCGCATTGATGGCGTCAATATCCTGCATGGTGACCTGAAACTCACGGCACTGACAAATGAAGTAACGGATAAGCCTGCGGAGAATCACGTCATCACGGCGCCGGATCTGGTTACAGGAGGTCAACAGGCGTACAAGGTCGTCACTGTCGGTACTGATGCGGCGAAGGCCACGTATTCTATCCAGCTGCGGAGGGCATAGCATGGCGAAAGGCTGGAGTTTTGACCCGTCAGAGTTTGCTGGAATGGTCGAGGAGGATGTCGGGAAAAAGCTGAGGGTTATTTCCGTCCAGTTGCTGAATGAGATTGTGATGACCTCTCCGGTCGGGAATCCCGAACTATGGATGAGTAAACCACCTCCCGGCTATGTAGGCGGTACGTTCCGGGCGTCAAACCTTGTCAGTGTCGGTGAGCCTGATTACTCAGAGCCTGCCGGTCCGGATGAAGAAGGCTCGCGCACCATACAGCAGGGGAATGCAGTCATCGCTACAGGCAAACCTTTCTCAGTTATCTATATCCAGTCAAACCTGCCATACAGTGTGGCTCTCGAAAACGGACACTCAACGCAGGCACCGACCGGCATATATGCCAATGCATTTAACGGAGTAGCGCAGGCCAACAAATGACCCTCACCGAAATAAGAAACGCTGTCATTAAGCGAATGACGGCGCAGGCGGCTATGCCTGCAGGTTCTGTGACCTATCCGAATGACCCGACTTTCGATCCAAGCGGTAAAGCCATCTGGGCCAGGTTAACAAATCTTCCCGGGATCGCCGGAGCGGTTGAGATTGGCGACGGCCCGGTGGTTCACCGCACAGGGACCATCATCATTCAGTTATTCGTCCCGACCGGATCGCGCTCACTTCTCATTACCGAAACTGCTGACGCCATCCGCGAGCTGTTCGAGTTTAAGACGGACGGCGCGCTGGATTACTTCGCTGTGAGTGCAATCGACGCCGGAGAAACAGACGGCTGGGCGCAGTTAAATCTTTCCATCCCATACCGCGCTATGTAGCGCCAATCAGGAGACAACATGTCATCTGGAGCAAAGATTCAAACGGCATATTGCCGTGAAGCAACACCAGGTACCACCCCGGCCAGTCCGGCGTGGCTGCTTTTGAAGCGCGTCACTAACGGGCTGAAACCCACTCAGAATATGGTAGAGAACGCGGAGATCGGCAGCACTCGCATGGCGAACGGTAAGACGCCGGGCACCACTGATGTCGGTGGTGACGTGGTCTGCAAATACCGTTACGGCCAGCATGATGACTTCCTTGCGTCATGCTTCGGCAATGACTGGGTTGATAACGTGCTGACCATGGGTAATAACCGCATCGCGTTTTCCGTGGCGTCATTCGCCTCAGATATCGGCGTAGCGTCAATTGCTACCGGCTGCCAGGTCGGCACCTTTAAGCTGGAAATACCGAACGATGGTGATTTGCAGGCTACGATCACCCTGGCTGGCCTTGACTGGAACGATAAAGACGACGGCACCAGTTATTTCGACTCTCCAATGGATGCGGCCGGCACACTGCGTTACTCGTTTAAGCAGGTCACGGCAATCAGCTTGAATGGTGTTGCTGGCGGCTCTGGTTTCTGTGTGGATACCTTTGATATCCAGTTTGATAACGGACTGAAAACGCAGCGCTGTATCGGTACCGGCACTGGCTTTGCTGGCGCGAACATCCCGACCACGTTCACGCCATCCGGGCAAATTACCCTTTCATGGTCAAAATCGGCCTATGAAACGTGGAAAAAAACGCTGACCGGTGCTGCGATGCCATTCAGCTTCACAATTGCGAATGATGAAGGCTCTTACACCTTCGATTTTCCTTCTGTGCAGGTTGATGGTGACTGGCCTGATGGCGGCAATACCGACATTGTTCAGGTGAAGCTGAATATCACCGGCTCTGATATTCCACCAACCATCACCCGCGCACCGGCCGCAGTAGCTGTCACCGGGATCACGGTAACGCTGACCACTGCATCCGTGGCTGTGGGGGCAACTACCACGCTGGCTGCAGCGGTAACGCCGTCAAATGCCACTGACAGCACCGTGACATGGTCATCCAGCGATACCACCATTGCAACGGTCGACCCTTCAACCGGTGTCGTGACCGGCGTAGCTGCAGGCTCTGCCACTATCACAGCAAGCGCTGGCGGCGTGACTGCAACATCTGCAGTTACCGTCACAGCAGCATAATAATCCCACCCTTTGCCCGTTTCGCTCTGCGTGGCGCTACGGGCCTTTTAACGCAGAGGCACTATGTTAATTATCAATAAACACCTGGACGCTGACGGAACCCGCTGGATTGAGCCGGTAACGGGTCTGAAACTCAAAGTCGGCAGCGTATCAAGTCACGGCTTCAAATCCCGAAGCGCACTGGTGCGCCGCCACATCGATAAGCTGGATAACCTGTTTAAAGCCGGCACCACTGATTTCAGTCTGAATTCAGTGGGTGACATCGACTCGATGGACGATCTGCTGCTGGAAACGTGTGCCGGACACCTGTTGCTTGACTGGGAGGGTGTCGGTGAAGTTGTTGACGGCAAAGAGCAGGCGATCCCTTACACGCCGGAAGCCGGACTGATTTTCCTGCAACAAAATCCGGAGTTCTACTGGTTCATCCTCAAAGCTGGCTCAGATATTGCCGCCGGTAAAGAAGAACAAAAACAGGATGCCGTGGGAAAGTAATAGCCGCGCAGAAGTGGCTTAACCGGTATTCGGGGCCTGAAGGTGAGCGTAACCGGTGGCGTGAAGAACGCCTGGGTATTAAGCCAAGTGACGAACCGGAAATTGATGAACTGTCAGCGCTGATATTGTCGGCCTATGCCGCTATCAGTCGTGGCAGGCAATATGTCGGCATGATGGCGTCACCGCTTCCATTATCTCTCAGGGACGTTGATACCTACCTGACGTCAAGGCCCGTAACGATTGACCGGGAGTTGTTGGAGGAGGCGATTTTCGCCCTGGATGACGTTTATCGTGATGAATGGGCGAAAGATCAGGGTGATGAAGGTGGGGGCGAGGATTAGCCCACTCAGGCGGGCTATTTGATGTAGAGAAATGCTGTGCTTCCAGTGCATATATGCGCGTCTAACGCCTTAGGGTTTTTGATTCAAACTGAAGCGCTCTATTATTGCTTTAG